ATCTTGGGAAGGCGGTGTAGCTCAATGGTCTGGTCTACTTGATGTAGCATTAGCAGGCGGTTATGCACAAAAACCAAGTAACGGCTGGTACGAAGCAATTGATCCTTCAACTGGTGAAGTACTTAGTGGTAAAAAGCGAGAAGCAGAAACTCTTGAAAAAGAATTCTGGGATATTGTATTTGAAAAGACAGACTTTAAAGAGTTTGTTAAAAAGCAATACACTATTGGTTATAAATCGGAGATTGATATGGATGCAATTATCGATGAAGCATAAAGAGAATAAAACATATCAGTTTGTACCAGGCGATCATGATGATCAACAATGGTTAGTCCGATTTTTAGAGGGCGAATTTGCTGAAACTGTAATTCAATATGGTGCTATCAGTGTAAATGAGGAATCAGAAGGAATGATGACTTTTAACTTCATTATTTCTTCTTCTCCTGATTCAGAGCTTACAGCTGAGAATGTTGATTTACAATTGTATGCCGGTGATGTCTTACAAGAAATTATTCGCGATGCAATTGAAAATGATTCTGCAATATTTAAAGAAAGAGAACAATGAAGATTTTAATTTTTGGTTTACCTGGTTCCGGCAAAAGCACTCTTGCTGCACCATTTGCCGATTTAATCGGGGGTGTGTGGATTAACGCTGATAATGTAAGAAAGCATTATGACGATTGGGACTTTTCTCCTGAAGGTCGAATGAGACAAGCTAATCGAATGAGACATTTGTCGGATGGTGTTGTTATGGCTGGTAAAGTTGCAGTAGCTGATTTTGTATGTCCTACAGAAGAAGCACGACTGGCTTTCGAACCGGATTATACTGTTTGGATGGATACAATTGAAGAAGGTAGATTTGAAGATACTAACAAAATGTTTCAAAAACCTTCTCAATTTGACTACCATGTTTCTGAATGGTTTAATAACACACATGAACAACTGGCGCAAGTTGTTACAAATTATATGAATAGGAAAAAATAATGGCATTTGATCCACTTAACCCTACAGTACAAATGCTTGGTCGTTGGCAGCCATGGCATGATGGTCATACAGAACTTTTTAAGAGATGTCATGCTATGACCGGTCAGGTCTGTATTCAAATTCGCCAAGTACCACAAAATCGTGAAGCAAATTCTCGTGTTCCAGGTCAAGACGATAATCCATTTGATATTGAAACAGTCAAAGTCAATATTATTGAAGGATTAGCAAAAGAAGGGTTTACTTTAGCTGAAGATTATATTATAATGGTATTACCAAACATTGTTGATATCAGTTATGGTCGAGGTGTTGGATATACGTTTACTGAGCACGATCTTGGTAAGGATATTCATGATATCTCGGCTACTAAAATCCGCGCGGCTATGCGAGAAGAGGGAAAACTTGCAGACAAATCTTGAACAGACTATTCTTCGTAACGTTTTAACCGATGAAAAGTATATGCGTAAAGTATTACCTTTCATCAAACCAGAATATTTCCAAGGAGTGTATCGCACACTCTTTAAAGAAGCGGGTAAGTATGTAGCAAAGTATAATAAACTTCCTACAGCAGAAACTCTTATAATTGAATTACAAGAATCTACCAGTATGTCTGAGGAACAGTTCCAAATGTCAATGGATATTGTTCCTCAACTTTATTCTGGTGAAGTAATTGATCCTGATTGGTTACTAAACTCTACCGAAAAATGGTGTCAAGATAGAGCAATTCATATTGCTATTATGGAATCCATTTCTATTATTGACGGTAAGCATGAGTCAATGACAAAGAATGCACTACCTGACCTTCTCAGTAAAGCTTTGGGAGTTTCATTTGACAATAGTGTAGGCCACGATTATATCGACAACTATGAAGAACGTTATGACTTCTACCACACGGAAGAAGATAGGATTCCATTTGATCTCGACTATTTTAATAAAATTACAAAGGGTGGTGTACCGCGTAAAACACTTAACATTGCCCTTGCAGGTACTGGCGTTGGCAAGTCTCTATTCATGTGTCATGTTGCTAGTGGTGCTTTGGTAGAAGGTAGAAACGTATTATACATAACTATGGAAATGGCAGAAGAAAGAATCGCCGAACGTATCGATGCTAATCTTCTCAATATTCCAATTGATCAGCTTGAAAATCTATCGAAGGATATGTTTAGAACTAAAGTTGAAAACATTGCTAAGAAGACAACAGGAAGATTGATTGTAAAAGAATATCCAACAGGCTCTGCCCATGCTGGTCATTTTAGAGCTTTGTTGAATGAATTGAAACTAAAAAGAACATTCGAGCCAGATATTATCTTTATTGATTATTTAAATATCTGTTCTTCTTCTCGAATGAAAGCCATGGGAGGATCAATCAATTCTTATACATACATTAAGGCGATTGCTGAGGAACTTAGAGGACTGGCGGTGGAGTTTAATGTACCGATTTTCTCGGCGACTCAAACGACGCGGTCGGGCTATGGCAATTCGGATGTCGGTTTGGAAGATACATCTGAGTCTTTCGGTCTACCAGCTACGGCGGATCTTATGTTCGCTCTTATCTCGACTGAAGAACTTGAGGGACTTGGTCAGATGATGGTCAAGCAATTGAAAAATAGATACAATGATCCAACTGCAAATAAACGATTTGTAATTGGAGTTGACAGATCTAAGATGAGATTGTATGACGTTGATGAGGCTGAGCAAACATTAACAGATGATACACCAGTCTTTGATAAAACAGCAACTGGAGAAAGATTTAAGGATTTCAAGCTATGAACTATAAAGGACCAGGTATAAGTACGTATTGGGGTGATGGCAAATACGCTGATCGTAAAGCAATTGTTATGAAAAATAATGAAGGATTCTATGTAGAATTCTATAAAAATGAAGAAGTTGTTGAAAGACGCACCGTATATGAACACAGTGAAAATTATGCAGAAAATACTGCAGAAAACTTTGTGATGGGTGTTATTCAGTGAACATTTATTGGAGTCCTCATATTATTAATGCCAATAAAAAGTCACTTTCAAACATTAGGTATCAAACACCAGAACACGCTACAGAATATCTTAAAGATAAATGCAATCCAGAACTAAGAGAGTCAAATTTTTTAAGATGTCCTGCGTTTATTAAACAACAGAAAAATTTATATGCATTAAAATTTTCCTTTTCATATGAACTGTATATGGATGTAGAAAACGATAAAGTAAAATCTGATAAATATGATCAAAGCTTCTTTGATGAATTTGTGTATATTAGAGACATAGATAATGCTATGTTATCTCTTCCAATGAGTTATGTTTTTATTGCAGAAAACCCAGTAGATATGGAATACACATCTGCATATAATGTAAGTAATGGTTTTGTTGATAACACAATAATTATCCCGGGAAGTTTTGATATAGGTAAATGGTACAGACCATTAGATTTATCTTTCATAGTAAAAGATAAAAATAAAAAAGTCACGTTTAATGAAAATGATGCATATGCATTTGTTAATTTTCATACAGATAAGAAGGTAAATCTTATTAGATTTGACACTACACCGCAGATTACGGAGTTATTTAATTCTATTTTACTTAGTAAATTTGCAAAATCTAAAGAAGTTAACAGTCTTAATTGGTTCTACAATTTACTTGAACAATCAAAATATAAAAATAAAATATTAAAATTAGTAAAAGAGAATGTGTTATGATCGTAAATCTAATTAGTTACTCAAAGGGAGAAAACAATGAAAGTCTCGAGGAGCTCATTGCGTATTGTGCCCGTGTCTCGAACCCATCCAACCAAACCGCAACCGAAACGAACGAAAGACTATTACGATACCTCATCCGAGAAAAACACTGGTCGCCCTTCGAAATGGCTTCCGCTTGCTTGGAAGTAGAAACTACTCGTGATATTGCTCGACAGCTCTTAAGACATAGATCATTTTCTTTTCAAGAGTTTTCTCAGCGTTATGCAGATCCTACTAAAGATTTAAAATTTAATCTTAAGGATGCTCGTCTACAAGACACAAAGAATAGACAGAATAGTTTAGATGTAAATGATCCAAATTTGCAATTAGAGTGGTTACAATCACAGGCAGAGGTAGTAAATGCAGCAAAGAAATCATATCAATGGGCAATCGAAAATGGTATTGCTAAAGAACAAGCTCGGGCAGTTTTACCGGAAGGTATCATGGAATCTCGATTGTATGTTAATGGAACCATCCGGTCCTGGATCCATTATATCGAGCTACGTTCAGGTCATGGAACACAAAAAGAACACATCGAATTAGCTCGAGCTTGTGCAACAGCACTTGAGCCCATCTTTCCTATGATCAAAGAGTTTTGTCATTAAGTACTTAGTTATATTATTTTGTTTGATTTCTACGGGTGTGTATGCAGAAGGTCGTACATATACTGGTAGCGAAGATAAAACACATTGTACTCTATGGAATACTAGTCCATTACGATGGCCGCAGACTATCTTAGGTCTTGAACCGATGGAATGTAGACGTAAGGCAGTTCCTCCTACTACAACCAATACCATTAACTGTAGACTCAA